AAATACTAAGCATGAATGGATTAGCAACATAAAAGGAGATTTATAATGGCTATAAGAAAAAACAAGAAAAGAATTGACCCTCGGTATTTTTTACACGAGACGACATATAGAGACGAGATTGAAGAAGGAGTTGTATCAGGCGGCGACTATTCAGGCGCCGCTAGTACCAATCGCTTAATGGGCGGAGAAGATAAGCCGAAGAGCGCAAATGTGACATTAGAATATCCTGCGTATCAGGAACTTGCTGATATATTGATCACTACTTACGAAGAAGATCCTCGCAAAGTGCAGGACAATATTAATGCTTGTGGAGAAGAAGGTGCAAGAGGCGACTCTGGCGCCTTTGCGAAATGTATGTTCAGAAAAAACACCGGCTATGTTAATGCTCTGCAGGACGCAGGATTTTTCGCGAAACCCCCCGGCCGCTAAACATGAAGATTACCAAACAACAACTTAAAGAGATCATCAGAGAGGAACTGGAAACGGAGCCCCCAGTGCAAGAGGGTCTTGAAAATATTACCCCAGAAAATTTAGAGGTTTTGATGAAAGCGGTTCAACACTTCGCCACTCAACCAGCAGTAGCGGTAGCTCTTGCAACCGGCGGCCTTGTTGCTGCGGTAGCAAAAATTAAAGAACTGATGGAGACAGGTACCTAAAGTGGGACACGAATTGATAGTAAATAATTGGAGAGGATTTTTAGTAGAAGATCTTGTAGATCGCAACTACTTTGATTCTTCTTCAATCAATGAAGAATTGCTTAATGAAATCGATGGCGAAACATTAAAAGATCTTGCACAATATTTAATTTCTGCATTAGTTGAATATGGTATAATTGGAGGATCGGCCGGCGTCGGCACACCAGTTGCCGCGGCAGCAGAAACTGCAATTGATGCTTTGTTTACTGCAACCGCGCTTGGCGCATCCATACAAGAAGTGTCTCAAATCGGCTCTAGACTGGCAGAATACCAACAGCTTTGGCTTGAAGCACAGAAGTCTTATCAGGGGAACTTCGACTCTTTTTATGAAACCATAAAACAGCTAATGCAAAAGGCTTTTCAAGATATAGGAACCAAACTTGGTTCTGGCGTCGATAAGGTGGCTGCAAAATTAAAGGGAATTATAGAAGGCTTAGTGTCAAAATTATTACGACCGATCAAGAAAGGAATCCAGCTGATAATCCCAGAGGCTACAGTAGGCGCAGCTGCAGCCGCGGCATTCGGTGAAATGGTTGAGGCTGCATCCGATCAGATATACGATACTCTGATCTCTCTGATTAGCAAGTTTGATACTCTAAAAGACTTCGTTAGTAATCCTGATTCTGCCATGGCCTTTTTTGGTGATTTGTTTAAAAAACTCGAAGATGCTTTTCGCAAAGGTGCACAAGCGCTTAGAGATAGAGGCTTCCTCACAAATCTGATGTCGGCGGTAGCGCAAGGCCCTGTAACTGCGCTAATCCAGTCCAAGGCCGGCCCTAAAGTGGCCGTCGCCGTTGCGGACAAACTGAAAGCAGAGAGTCCGAAAATTTTAGAAATTTTTAGTGGAATCCTTAATGTTTTGATACCTTCGTTATTAGCTGCAGCAGCCATGTTACAAATCTTGCTAAAAGGCGAATATAAAGAAGGTGCCATAGCAGAACATGCCACACAAGAAAAAATTTATAACAATTGGAGAAAGTTTCTTTCTGAAGGCGACTGCGAAGAAGATCCTCTGGAACCCGAGAACATAGAGGAAAAGATAGAAGACGCCGGCGACGGCGATCACTATGCGACATCAAAGAACGGTAAAAGATTATCTAAAAAACCAAAATCAAAAAAGGATGCGTTAAAACAGCTTGCGGCTGTAGAAGCTTCCAAAGAATCAAGGTCTGCTCTGGAAGAAGATGGTTGACCGGATAAAGAAGACTCAGGTGGGGTCAAAGTTATTAAAGTGAGGAAAAGATGATGGCGAAAGCACAGGCATTTGTAGACACATGGTTAGCTAAACTTACTTCTCGTAAGCTGATGGTATGGTTAACCGCAACAGGGCTCACTTTAACAGATCATGTTACGAGTGAAGACTGGGTAATTATTTCTGCAATCTATATTGGCGGCCAAGCCGTCATCGATGGAGTAGCTCGACTCAAAGGATATAATGATTAAGAAGCAGATACTAGAATTTGCTCTGAAGAATTGGAAAGCAATACTAATAGTGTTGCTTTTAGCCGTTATAGCCCTGAAGAATAGTCGTGACTATAAACTCATGCAAACTGCGTACGAGACACAAATAGAATCACATGAAGCACAGGTCAATGGCTTGAAAGAAATTCACAAGCGAGAAATAGAAGAGAAACAATTGCTGATGGAAAGCTTCTTAGAATCAATTGCTACGATCGAAGAAGAGTATGAAAAAGCCCAAGAAGAACTCGAAGGACTGCGAGAGAAAAAGAATAGCGAATACAAAAGAAAATTCAAACATGATAAGCCAGCCCTAATTAAAGATATAGAAACTAAATTTGGTATTGAATATGTTCCTTAAGCTTCTTCTAATCTTGAGCCTTACAGCAAACGCAGCGGAACCAGCTAAATTTACCATACTGGAATATAAAGCCCCTGCTCCATTCACCGGCGTTTTATTTAATGAGAGAGCCATGGCAAAGATACTGTCAGATTATGATCTCGCAATATACGCGTGCGATATAAAGACAGATTATCAGTTAAAGATTCAGAAAGAAGAGTACGATTTTAAGCTGGAAAACCTGAAGATAGAATATAAAGCCTTAACAGATGAGTACGATTTGTTTATAATGCAAAAGGATAAAGAAATCAATATACTTGCAGATTCACTAAAAAAAACTTCGCCTCGCCACAAATGGTTATATTTTGCTGGCGGTATACTTGTGGGCACCGCTACTTCCTATGGAGTATATAAGGCATTAAATGAAAGATAAAGATCCAAATAAAATTGCAGCAATCGAACAAGCAATCGCAAAAAAATATGGAGAGGAAACGATTCAAAATCCGCTAGCGGCCTGGAATGAAGACAAGGAAAAAGAATATTTGAGACAGATGAAAGAATTATACTCAAAATCTTTGAAAATTGAAGTCCATCAAGAGAAAATTGATATAAATGGAATAAAGGTAACAAAAAAACTACTTAATAGAGAACAATTACACTTGTGTCCTGTCTGCGGGTCCTTCCCAAAGAAGTCTTTAGATGATGTCTGTCTCTTGAAATTTGATTGTTGTAACAACTGTTACATTCAGCATATTGAAGGCAGAGAAAAAAGATGGCAGGAAGGGTGGAGACCAAATTTAAAAGAGGAAAATAAATAATGGCGACAGTTTATGAAATAGTTCAAGGCTTATCTCAAGCCGCGGCAAATGTTTACGATGGTGCTCTCGATGAAAAAGGCGAGCCAATCAAAGTTGGGTTACAGCGCGAAACAGGAGATCCAATTCTCGATAAGCGAATTATGGATGGTTTTAATATAAAGTTTTATGGTAATATGATGTGCCTCTCGTATATGTCGGAAACACGCCTTAAAGAAGTATATGTTAACGGCTTCGAATCCGATGTGGAACAGCGAATTGCTGACATTGCTTCCTTTCTCAGAAAAGAATATAAGAAGATCACAGGTAATTCGATATCTCTTACTAAAGAAGGCGAAGTAGATATGCGAGTGGAGAATTCTTCTCGTGTGCGCACCTGGGTGACAGCCAAGATGCACTATAAAGTCGGTGGCCTAGATGACTCAATGAAAGTTGCAGCAGAAGCTGACACCAAACCAGAAGCTAGCTGGGAAAAATTTGTTTCTCAAGGCGGCTGGGACGGTAAAGGCGGTAAGCGCCCGGAGAACGATAAGAGGAAGAAAGACACGGAGGCTCCCTCAAAGTGAAGATTACAGCGTCCCAGCTTAAGCAAATTATTTTTGAAGAATATCTCAAAGAAGAAGGTATTGTTTTAGATGAAGATAAATCACAAGAGTTGTTAGACTATATCAAAGGTACCGGCCCTAAGCCCGATTGGTATGATCGAGAGGAGAAGACCCGGACTCCATCGCCACCCAGACTCCCAGCCTCTGATACCGACGACATAAAAACACAACCCTTTCCGTCGTACGACGAACCAGAAAGTGAATATTCCGGACCGTCTGACACCCCAGGCGACGAAGACCTTATAGATTCTATCAGTCAAATGATCAAAGGAAAGGACCCAGAACAGGTAGCGGCACTTTTTCAGGCGGTGTTCACACAGATCCCCGGAGTCGAGATTGATGACCCTGAAGAAAATCCTGAATCCCTGTACACGCCCGGCGCCGAAGGGCGCCCTCCTATACGGCGCTTTGGTGACAAAGAACTCAATGAGTTAAAGAAGCTTATTCGTGAGGCCCTCGATGATTACCATGATTATGAAATGTATGATGTTTTAGATCAGCAAGAACCTGGTAAAAAGTCAGACGCAGAAATTGTTAATGCGTTATGGGCCGCCGGTATGGAAAAGATGATCGTGTTGGATGCTGATGGTACCCTTTCTAATCGCGAAGAAGTTACAGCAGCGTTGAAAGATGACCCCTCAAAAGCGCCCGATCCGAAGGCGCCTTCCGATATGTCATCGATGAGCTGGAAAGAAAAAGCCGCACTGATGGCCGACCGATAGGAAAACTGTAACGAAAGATGTATGACCTTCCAACTAGACAAAAAACAACAAGTAAAAGAAATAATAAAATGTGGAAAAGACCCGGTTTATTTTCTTAACAATTATGCGCGTATTTCACACCCACTACACGGGTTAATTTTATTTAATACATATGATTTTCAGGACGAGCTTTTAAAAGATTTCAATGACTCCCGCCTTAATGTCATCTTAAAAGCACGCCAGCTAGGTATCTCCACCATCACCGCAGGTTATATTGTGTGGTTGATGTTATTTCACCGTGACAAAGCAATTCTCGTAATGGCAACCAAATTTGCTACCGCCGGAAACTTGGTCAAGAAAGTTAAGAATATTATGCGAAATGTTCCAGACTGGTTAAGCATCGCTACAATTAGCGTTGATAACCGTACCTCCTTCGAGCTTTCTAACGGGTCGTCTATCAAGGCTGCTTCCACCTCTGGCGACGCTGGCCGCTCTGAGGCACTGTCTCTGCTCGTTCTCGATGAAGCCGCCCACATTGAGGGTCTAGAAGAGTTGTGGACCGGTTTGTACCCCACGCTTTCGACTGGTGGGCGATGTATCGCGCTGTCCACACCGAACGGTGTTGGTAATTGGTTCCATAAAACATGTGCAGATTCTGAAGCCGGCTCAAATAACTTCAATCTAACGGTGCTTCCTTGGGATGTCCACCCTGATAGAGATGAAGAGTGGTATAAGAAAGAGACTAGAAATATGTCGCGACGCCAAATTGCACAGGAGCTAGAATGCAATTTTAATACTTCAGGCGAAACTGTGATCGATTCAGAATGTATCGGTTGGCTGCTAGCAAATGTTAGAGAACCTAAACATCGAACAGGCTTCGATAGAAATTTTTGGATTTGGGAAGAATATGATCCTAGCTGCAATTATCTTATGGCTGCCGATGTCGCCCGCGGCGACGGTGCTGATTATTCGACATTCCATCTTGTCAAACTTGAAACACTAGAAATCGTTGGCGAATACCAAGGCCGGCCCACTTTAGATATGTATGCAAACATGTTGAATGAAGTAGGCAAGGAATTTGGTAATTGTATGATAGTGGTGGAAAATAACAACATTGGGTTCACAGTGCTAGAAAAATTAAGTGAATTCGGATATCCGAATGTTTACCACTCAGTCAAGTCCACACACGAATATGTCGACCAGCATTATGCAGAGACGATCAACTCCGCGGTACCGGGCTTCACAACTTCCATGAAGACTCGCCCCCTTATCATAGCAAAACTAGAGGAGTTTATCAGGAACAAACTAATTAAAATATATTCCTCTCGTACAATTAATGAGATGAAGACTTTTATTTGGAGGAATGGTAAGCCGCAGGCAATGAAAGGATATCATGACGACTTAATTATGGCTCTGGCGATTGCTTGCTGGGTAAGAGACACAGCTATTCAGTCGAGTGCTCGTGAATTAAACTATAAGAAAGCTTTCTTAAATGCTGTCTATACCTCAAAAACTGTATTAAATACTCAAATTAGGGGCCAACAAGGCTACAAAAAAGATGAGACCTTTGATAAAATAAGAGAAGCAGAAGAATTGTACGACCAATATAAATGGATTATAAAGTGAGAAAATAAATGGCATATAATAATAGAGATCAGAGACCGGGTAGTAACCCCGCAAACAGGCAGTCAGACTTATTCAAAGCTCTGACTAGACTATTTTCCGGACCCATAATTAATTACCGTTCGCAGAGTGGTACTAAAATTCGAAGACAGCACCTTGATAAATTTTCCTCAAGGTTTAAGTCAGCGTCCGGACAACAATTTAAGAAGTCACAGTATAGCCCACTTGATAACTTGGCTGTTAACGCGATGCAAAACCAACGCCGGGTCGAGCGCTATGTCGACTTCGATCAGATGGAATACATGCCGGAGATAGCTTCTGCATTAGACATCTATGCTGATGAGATGACAACCTATTCGGATCTACGACCGATGCTAAACATCAAGTGCGCTAACGAAGAGATCAAAGCAGTCCTAGAGAACCTCTACTCCAAAGTTTTAAATGTAAATTATAACCTTTTTGCGTGGGCCCGCACAATGTGTAAGTACGGAGACTTCTTTCTGTATTTGGATATCGATGATAAATACGGTATACAATCCGCTATATCATTACCCATAACAGAAATCGAAAGAATGGAAGGCAAAGACTCGACAAACCCTAACTACATTCAATACCAGTGGAACTCTGCAGGAATGACTTTTGAAAATTGGCAGATCGGCCACTTCCGTGTTTTAGGTAATGACAAGCACGCCCCGTATGGTACCTCTATCTTAGACCCTGCCCGCCGTATTTTCAGGCAGCTTACTCTTGTTGAAGATGCAATGATGGCCTACCGAGTCATTCGGTCCTCAGAGCGCCGCCTATTCAAGATTGATGTTGGGGGTATCCCTCCCCAAGATGTCGAACAATATATGGAGAAGATCGTTACTCAGTTAAAGAGACACTCCGTGATTGATCAAAATACCGGCCGAGTCGATCTTCGATATAACCCGATGTCTATCGAAGAAGATTACTTTATTCCAGTACGCCCGGGCTCCGCCACCGAAATCACCAATCTTGCCGGCGGCCAAAACACCGGCGCCATCGACGATGTTAAATATCTGCGTGATAAATTATTCGCCGCCTTGAAGATCCCACAGCCATACCTTTCTATGGGTGAAGGCGCCTCTGAAGACAAGACGACACTAGCTCAGAAAGACATTCGATTCGCAAGAACAATCCAGAGACTCCAGAGGGTTATCGTTTCAGAACTTGAAAAGATTGGAATCATTCACCTTTATACCCTCGGTTTCCGCGGCGATGATTTGATTAATTTTAGTCTTACTTTAAACAACCCCTCTAAGATTGCAGAGATGCAAGAAATTGAGTTCTGGAAAGCTAAGTTCGATATTGCGGCATCCGCCACAGAGGGTTACTTTTCTCGTCGCTGGGTAACCGAACACATTTTCGGTATTTCTCACGAGGAGTTTGTTAGAAACCAGCGCGAAATTTATTATGATCGCAAGTACGACGCGTCACTGCAACAAGTTGCTGAGGCCGCGGCCGCCGGCGAAACCGCCGGCGCGCTGGGCGGAGACATGGGCGGTGATATGGGTGGAGATCTAGATTTGGACGCCGAGTTGGATATGGGAGCAGAAGAGATGCCGGCAGGTGAAGCCGATTTGGATGTGGGCGGCGCTGATGAGTCCGCACTCTTGGCAATACCTCCGGGCTCTAGAGATTCAAAAAGATTGAGCGTCTACGATAAAGGTACTTATGAACGAAAGGACGGTACCAACGACGGAAGAGAAACAGCCGGCCGCGGGAAGAATATGGGCGCCCATGGGGGCAGTGGAATGACCGGCCGATCTAAAAAATCTAAATTCCCCGGCGGGCAGAATCTTACAACATCAATTATTCCCGACCTTGATGGTCTCTCAAAAGGTATTTATGAAGATCGGCAGGCTATTTATAATTTGAAAGAGTCGAAAGAAGAACAAAAACTTTTTGAAGTCAATGACTCTTTGAACAATTTACTCAGCAGCTTAGAAAACAAACAAAAAATAATTACGGAGCAAAATGATGAGGACTAGATATAATAAAAAGAGGAATACAGCTTTTGTTTATGAAGTTTTAATTCGTGAAGGAACATCTGCAATTTTGCAGAAGGATGAGCAGCGCAAGAACGCCATAGTTAAAATTATTAAAAAGCATTTTTCTACCAGATCTCTACTTTATAAAGATCTAGAATGTTATCAGTCTCTCCAAGAAAGACAGAGCTTGTCCGAGGACAAATGTTTAAGAGTTGTGAAAGAAGCACGCATGCAAAAGAGAATGATTGACCCCTCGACCTTATTTAAACAGCAAACCAATTTAATAAAAGATGTTAATAAAGAATTAGAGCCCGCCGTGTTTAATAACTTTGTACCAAATTACAAATCTCTTGCAAATATATATCAAATGTTCTCTGACAATGTTGATCCCAAGAGCGCTGTAATTTTGGAAGAACTAGTAGTGGACCATATGTCGAAGGAACCGGTACCATTACCGGAACTTGAAATTGACAATTTAATTTTAGAAACTTTTATTAATAAATTCAATAACAAATACAATGATAAATTGATGACAGAGCAAAAAAGATTATTGAATTTATATATTAGTTCTTTTGTTGATAATTCGGTAGAGCTTAAAATGTTTTTAAATGAAGAATTAATAAGACTAAAGAAGGGATTAAAAAGTTCTAAAAGTAATGTATATATATCTGTGGATGATCAGATGAAAGTAAAGACAGAACAGATTATTGAGAAGTTAGAGGGTTATAGACAAGTGGAAGCTGACGAAAACATGCTTTTAACAATTTTAAAAGTACAACAACTAGTTGGGGAAATTGAAGAAAATGGCAGTAGTAATTAAGATTGGGCCAAGCGCCAACATAAAAAAAGTCCGCCTCGAAATAAATGCAAGACAGGCATTAAATGGCGATGTGATGATTTTCGATCATGGGGATATTGATATCGTCTTATCCCCAGGATCGAAAAAGGTTGTTATTTTCCCTAAAGAAACAATGTCTGATTTAGTTTATGGAGCACAAAATAGA